TCTGACTTGCTGGTCGGACAGATCGAGGCTCTTGAGGAATTGAAAAAGGTTGTAAAGACCACAATCAAACAAGAGATTGCCGCCGTCATCAAGGACATTGAAGATTCGGTTGGTGAAGAATTGAGCGAATCGGTAAACGGAAAGGGAAAACTTGTTAGAATCTCATACGAAGTCTGGGATGAAGATGCTCTTGAAGCTGGCGAAACCGACGACAGGGGTTGGGAAAATGAAGAAGGAATTGATTTTTCCAAAGATGTTGATGAAACTCCATCAAAAGATGTGGCGAACTATTTGAAAAAAGAAGGAGCTACAGAACCATCTTCCAGTATATTTGCTAAGAACGTTTGGTATTCATCAACCAACACAGATATTAAATCTGGAGATACGAAAATTAAATCATATCATCTTGCTGGAGACTGGACCGAAGACGAACTAAAAGAAATTTATAATATCATAACAAAGAAAAAGAACATTTCCGAATCTTACTACGACGGTGCGAATTATCTACTTCTGTAATTAAAAGGAAAATAGAAGAAAGAACTGCCTGGGAGAAATCTCAGGCTTTTTTGTTCCAGCTATTCAAAAATTCAGCCGTAAGCGTTCTATCACTTCCGCCCAAGAATGGAATAAATTGCGACACGATTAGTTGATTGAATTTTCTCTGATTTTTCAAAATTCGTTGAGCAGTACCACCAGTTGTTAGGAAATTTTTATTGCTCAGATATTTTCTATAAGCAACCACAGCCACGCTCAAATCTAACAAAGCTTTCAAAAGATTCATTCCTATTTTTCTCTTGCTTGCTAAAAATATAATCTTATCCACATGTTTCAAAATTTCCAAAACCTTGTTATGAAATTCTACATACACAACACGGTCAGCATCTTCCTTTACTTCTTTTTCTTTCTTAATTATAGGTTGTGTTATATCTTCCTCTTTTATCTCTTTTTTCTTTTCGATAGGAATCTCAAGTTTAGTCTCAACAGGGTCAAGCAAATCAGAAAATTTCATAAGCGCCTCTTTCCATTCATATTTAGTCTGCGTTATAATGACTATGAGGGAAACCAAGCATGTCACTAACCAAATTCGTAAAAAAAGATCAGAATAATAGAGGACCAACACTAATACTGGATTGTCATAATTTTGTATTCAGAGTTCTTTTTATAGCCGTCTCGCATTCGAAAAAAGTCCACGAAGATATTAATGAAACTGGGTTTGTGTATTGGAAGTATCTGTTTACGAAATCAATGATGACAACAATCAAACTTTTCAATCCGAGTAACGTCATAGTAGCAATGGACAAATCATCTTGGAGAAAAGACATCTATCCTCTATACAAAGCTAATAGAAAAGTTTCAAGAGATGCTTCGGCTGTTGATTTTGAAAAGTTCTTTGAAGTTATGGAAGTTTTCTTTGATGATATGAAGAACACAATCACAAACATTCCTTTTATCAGAATAAATAAGTGCGAAGCCGATGATATCATAGCAATTCTCTCAAAAGATGTCATTCAATCAAACATCGTGATTGTTTCTACCGACAAAGATTTGAACCAGCTTCTTTCTCTTCAACACATCAAACAATATGACCCAATCAATAAGAAATATTTCAACGTTACTAATCCTACTCAAGAATTAAATATTAAAGTTCTTACAGGAGATGCTGGAGATAATGTTCCAGGAATCATGCCAAAATGCGGCCCAGTTAAAGCCGCAAAATTGATTAACGAAGGTCTCGCAACTGTTACCACCAATTCGGTCCTTATGGCAAATTACACAAGAAATCGTCAGCTAATTGATTTTAATTTTATTCCTAAAGAAATCTCAGATTCGATCAAACTAGAATACAATAAATATTCCTACAAACCTTTGGATGGACGAAAATTGTTTAACTTTTTTATCAAGCATAAGATGTCTTCTATGCTCGATGAAGTTCAAGAATTGTCGGAAATGCTGAAACGGAGCGGGACTTGCGGAACCACGAACCAAGAAATTACGACAGACGAGATTATAAGCTAATAAATCCTCAAAAATATTTCGGAAACAAGCAACCAGAACATAAATCAAGTTTCGAATTAAGAATGATGGAATGGTGTGATAAAAACGCAAATGTTGTCAAGTGGGCATACGAACCTTATTGTATAGAATACGTTAACAAACCAGTTCCAAATCTCCCTACGTGGACATCAGAATTGTGCGATAATAAACAACATAGATATTATATAGATTTTCACGTTGAATTAAAAGACAATCAGGGAAATATAAAAATTTATATCATTGAAATTAAACCAAAACGATTTACAACAGAACCAAAAGAACCAAAAAAGAAAACAAGAGCCGCTACAGTTAGATATGTAAATGAAATGAAAGAGTTTGTAAAAAACCAAAATAAATGGGCAGTGGCAAACGAATTCTGCTCACAAAAAGGTTATGAGTTCAAAATACTAACAGAAAATAATCTGTTTTACTAATAGGAGAAAAGGAAAAAGATATGTCAAACTTTGAATATGATAAGTTGTCGGAGGAAACTTGGGAAAAAAATTATAAAGCCCCAGGTGAAGAAACCCGAACAGATACTTGGCGACGATGTTCAAAAACAGCAGCGTCAGTTGAAAAAGATAATAAAGAGCTTGTAGAAGAAAAATTCTACGAACTATTTAAAGACGATAAATTTGTCCCAGGTGGTCGTATAATGGCAAATATGGGTGTTCCTACAAGATTGGGAACTTCTCTATATAACTGCTTTGTTTACAATCCCGGAGACGTTGGAATCAAAGACCCGGATTCAATAGAAGGAATATATTCAGACCTAAAGAATCAAGCAAAGACGTTGAAAGTTGAAGGCGGAATTGGAAAATCGGCATCGTATATTCGTCCAGCCGGAACATATATTGAAGGTATTGGAGCAAGAACCCCAGGTGTTTTGAAATTTATGGAACTCTGGGACAAATCTTCAGAAATCATAACGATGGGGTCTACAAAACTTCTTGGTAGTCGCCGTGGTGATGAGAAGAAACTATCTCGTAAGGGTGCTATGATGCTCGTTCTTGATGTTTGGCATCCCGATATTGAGGAATTTATCACAGCTAAACAAACTCCTGGAAGATTATCAAAATTCAATATGAGTGTTGGTATTTCTAATGGATTTATGGATGCTGTTAAAAATAATGCGGATTGGGAATTGGTATTTCCCGACACATCAATACCAGAATATAAGACAGAGTGGACAGGTAATTTGGAATTGTGGAAAGAAAAACAGTTGCCAGTTATTGTCCACAAAGTTGTAAATGCAACAGACCTTTGGGAATCTATTATGAAATCGACATATAATAGAGCAGAACCTGGGGTCTTGTTTTTGGATTTGGCGAATAAATTAAACCCAATATATTATGGAGAATATATAGCTGCAAGCAACCCCTGCGGTAAGCAATAATTTTGCCGCAGTAAAATCCCGGAATAAAGCTGGAAAGCTGAAACGCTAATCAGAACCGAAGGCCAAGAAATAAAAGGTTTGACCAGGGGCAACGCATAGTAGATGAGGAAACAATAATTCTACCACGAGGCCGGGACAACAGAAATGTTGAAAAGATATGCTGAACAATAGGGAATAAAATCTATTGAAGTTGAGGATAAAAAGCCACAACGATAACAAATTGGAAATAGTAATGTCGACGGGTGTTTGTAATTTGGCTTCTTTTAATCTACCAATGTTTGTAAAAAAAGAAAATAATAAATTTGTTTTTGATTTTGAAAAATTTGGAGATGTGGTTTATTGGGGAATTAGATTTCTTGACAATGTGAATGATGTATCAACTACACCACTTCCAGAATATGATGCTGCTGTGAAAAGTAAGAGACGTATTGGTTTGGGTGTTATGGGTCTCGGCTCCTTACATTTTATGCTGGGAATGAAATATGGTTCTGCCGAATCTCTTCAATTTATTGAAAAGTTGTATAAACTAAAGAGTGAAAAAGAACTATTGGCATCTTCTGAAATAGGAAAAGAAAAAGGCTCGTTTGAAGCATTTGATTCCGCAAAATATTTTGATTCGTATTGGTGGAAGAATTTGAGAATATCGGATGAAGTTAAGAAGCAGATAGAGCTAAATGGAACAATGAGAAATTCACATCAATCTATGAATGCTCCGACTGGCAATACGGGAATTTATGCTAAGAATGTTTCTGGTGGAATTGAACCGATATTTTCTCAGGGATATTCTCGTTGGTCTACGGTCATTGATTCTATTCAAATGGAACTAATGGCTTCGGGTCTAAAATATCCAGATGTCAGAAAACAAGAATGGTTTGAAACAGAACATTTCAAGTTTGCTACTCGAGGAAATGAACAAATACTAAAGGGTTCATTTAACGACAAGAATTATGAGATTGATAAGAATCGTGGGTTGACTGTTGAAAATCCTGTATATGATTATGGCTGGAAGTTTGTTTTGGAAAATTACACTCCAGAACAAATTGAATCAATGACAACCGATGGTATTTTTGCTACGGCTCAAAATCTCGAAGTTGAAGACCATACAAATGTTCTTGAGATTATAGCACATTACACAAACCAATCAAATTCAAAAACTATAAATGTTCCAAATGATTATCCTTATGACAAATTTAAGGACATTTATATGAAAGCTTATGATGCTGGTATAAAAGGAATAACCACATATAGAGATGGAACGATGACTGCTGTTTTGGAAGTTTCTGATAAATCAAAAGAACAAAACCCAGAACCGTTCCAAGAACACAACGCTCCAAAACGTCCAGAATCTCTCGAGTGTGATATTCACCAAGTGAAGATTAAAGGCGAAGCTTGGTCAATTTTTGTTGGGTTGATGGATGGAAAGCCTTACGAAATCATGGGCGGAAAATCTTCTTTCGTTAACATTTCAAAGAAGATTGTCAAGGGGCATCTAGTTAAAAACTCAAAGAAAGTCGGAGCAAACAAATCGATTTATGACCTTCATTATGGTGACGACGATGCTCCAACAATCATCAAAGATGTTGTTCGGACATTTGAAAACCCAACAGAAGGTGAGTTTTCTCGAATGGTTTCTTTGGCATTGAGACACGGAAGTCCCGTTCAATATATTGTTGAACAACTTCAGAAAGACGAAGAAGGAGATTTATATAGCTTCTCCAAAGTTCTTTCGAGAGTTCTTAAGACATATATTAAAACAGGATTGAAAGTTACTGGAAAAACTTGTCCAGAATGTGGAAGTGATAAGTTGATTTATATCGACGGGTGTTGCTCATGCTCAAAATGTTTTTGGCAAAAATGCTCGTAATTAAGTTGTAAATATTCCTAACCACCCAAAGACTCGTCTCAAAAAGGCGAGTCTTTTTTGTTTATAAATAACTAAAACAGGAGAATGTTAAAAAATGAAGTTTAAGAATTACATACACGACACTATGATTTGCGAAGAGATTGTTGAGACTGTTTCTGAAGACAAGATTGAACTTTTTGCCGAATCTGTTTATGTCATTGAAGCAGAGTTGAACGAGCTTCTTGGACTTGGAAAGTTTGGAGAGAAATTGAAGAGTCTCAGTTCCAAGGGTGACAAAGCTGTAGAAATTGCCAAGGAAAAGGGAAAAGAAGTTCTTGACACCGCTAAGTATGCGGCTTCTAACATGGCTCGCGAAGCAAAAGAAAAGATTACTACTGACGCAAAAGAAGTTGCTCAGGCTCACAAGGAAATTGCTCAAGCTGCTGGAAAGTCTGTTCTTGGAATGTTGACCAAGGCTCAGGATGCTTTCAAGCTTGTTTGGGGGACCATTCCTAAGAATCTTTCTTCGGAACAACTTGAAACTCTGAAGGAATTGGATGAGATTATCAAGAAGATGGGAAGTGGAAAGTTTCTGTCTGCTCAGGAATCTTTGAAGGTTCTCGCCTCGGTTTTGGCTGGCGGAACTTCTAAGCAGATTCCTTCTTTTAAGGCATATAACAAACAACTCGAACGTCTGAAGGAAATTCCAGGACTGGCTTCTATTAAGTTGTCTGTGAAAAACGCCAAGGTTTAATTATAAATAAAAAATAGAGAAGAACGAAACCATTTCTTTTTGAAGGAATGGTTTTCTTTTTCGAGGATAAATAATTACATGAGATTCAAAGAATTTTATTTAACAGAGATGGCAAAACCAAAAGATGAACATCGAGGTCTTTGGTATCACGGAACAAATAAAGAAGGTTACGAAGGAATTAAGGTCGATGGATATTTAATTCCAAGAAAAGACGTAACAGAAAAAACAAAATCAAGAATGGCTCCACAACATAACAAAGTTTATATGACATCGGATGTAAGTGAAGGAATTCAATACGCATTTTTTAGAAGTTCGTCAGATAAAGATAATAATGGTCAAAAATATGGATATTTAGTTGTAATTGACGGAAAAGAATTAGAAGATATTCACCCAGATGAGGATATTGTTGCTGATATTATTCCTTTATATGTTAACAAATTTAATAATAGTTGGCTTAGGAATTTAGCAAAACAAAAAGCTCCAAAATCATTAGAAAAGTATGATAGATATGGCGACTATGCTTATGGAACTGCTCTTGGTAAATTGTTGATGAAATATTTATCAGATGACCAGAAATATGAATTGATACAATATGGTAAAAAGATAGCACATACTGGCAGTATTAAAGTTAAAGAGATTTGGAAATTGTCTTTGACTAAATTTAATTTGGAAAAAGAAGCTGGAAAAGATTTGACAAATTATAGAAATTTTGGGCATATAGTTTGGGAGCGAACATGAGATTCAAAGAATTTTACATCAATGAAGATAGAAAATATCCAACCGACCAAGAATTATATGAAAAGTATAAAGATAATGATGTTTATTTTTCGTATCGTTCAATAGACAAGTTAGGTATAAATCCAAAATCAAGATTTGATACTCCTAATGGAATATATGCGTATCCTGTTAGATATCAAACAACAAATGTAAGATTTACGGGAGATACAAATACGGGATTTGTTTATTTCTTCAAATTAAAACCCGGAACAAACTTGTTAGATTTAGGAGAATATAATAAGACAGCATTTGACAACGATATTAAGAAACTTAAAGATGCTGGATATAATACAGATTTGGATTTTTCTGATTCGAAAGTTGATTCTTTTCCAGGAAATCTTTGGTTTGCTACATACAAGAATCGTGGAAATGCTAATAAGTGGAATTATCTTCTAAGAAAAGTTCTCGGATACGATGCCGTTTTAGATAGAGGCGAAGGAATTATTCATAATAACGAACCAGCACAAATAGTTGTATTAAATCCAACATCAATAGAAGTATTAGAAACCGGAATGTATGATAAGAGAACAGCAACTCAGCGGTTTGATGTTGCTGGCATGAAGAAAGAAAATCAGTTA